AAAGTACAAGGACCCGTTCAGCTTCACGCCTTGTCACACGCTGGTGCTCTACACGAATCATCTCCCGAAGGTCAGCGCCTCCGACGACGGAATCTGGCGCAGGCTGATTGTGATTCCCTTTGACGCCAAGATTGAAGGCAGTAACGACATCAAGAACTATGGCGAATACCTTTACCAAAACGCCGGCGAAAGCATTCTGGCGTGGGTTATTGAGGGCGCCAAGAAGGTCATTGCGCTGGACTACAAAATTCCCGTGCCAGAATGCGTGCAGAAGGCGATCGCGGAATATCGGGCGCAAAACGACTGGTTTGGACACTTTCTTGAAGACAAATGCGAGCTTGACGCCGGCTTCCGCGAGAGCTCCAGTGTGCTTTATCAGTCCTATCGGAATTACTGCATTGATACCAACGAGTATATCCGCAGCACGACAGACTTCTATTCTGCGCTGGAGGCCGCCGGGTATAGCCGTATCAAGGTGAAAAACAAGCGTTTCTTTGCCGGATTGAGGATAAAAACAGACGACGGAGATTTCGAGGAATTTCTGTCATAAGAGGGCTATGGGATAACCTCGATAAAGGTCATATACAAAAAGTCTCTTAGGAACAAAAAAATAGCTCTAAGAAAAGTTTTAGATATGACATGCGTCGAGGTTAACCCACCTTCAAAAATCTCTGATGGGGTAAGCGATTATGAAAGAAAAAGCAATAGAGAAAAAGCTGGTACAGGCGGTGAAAGCTGCGGGCGGCATCGCGCCGAAGTTCACCTCACCCGGTTTTGACGGAATGCCCGACCGCATTGTGCTTTTTCCGAATGGTCACATCGGTTTTGTGGAGGTCAAGGCTCCCGGAGAAAAGCCGCGTCCTTTACAGCTGACACGGCATGGACTTCTTCGGCGGCTCGGCTTCAGAGTCTATGTCCTTGACGATGAGAGGCAGATAGAACAAATAATCACAGAGATTGGGGGTGATGCCGAATGAAGTTCATACCGCATGAGTATCAGAAATACGCTATCGAGTATATCGAGAGCCATCCCATTTCTGCCGTACTGCTGGATATGGGCCTCGGTTGAGTAAGACGAGCATTGCACTGACAGCACTAAACAATCTGCTGTTTGACAGCTTCGAGGCGCACCGCATTTTGGTCATCGCCCCGCTGCGAGTGGCTCGGGACACATGGCCTGCTGAAGCGGAAAAGTGGAATCACCTGCAGAACCTCATCTGCTCCGTGGCTGTCGGCACCGAAGCGGAGCGACGTGCGGCGCTGCTGAAGCCCGCCGACATCTACATCATCAACAGGGAAAATGTCCAGTGGCTCATCGAGGACAGCAAGCTGCCGTTCAGCTTTGACACCGTTGTGGTTGACGAGCTGTCGTCCTTCAAAAACTATCAGGCAAAACGATTCCGGGCGCTGATGAAGGTTCGCCCTACGGTCAAGCGCATCATCGGGCTGACGGGAACACCCAGCAGCAACGGGCTCATGGATTTATGGGCGGAGTTTCGACTGCTGGATATGGGCGCACGTCTCGGACGCTTTATCAGCCATTACCGGCTTGAATACTTTCAGCCGGACAAGCGCAATGGGCAGGTCATATTCAGCTACAAGCCTTTGTCCGGCGCGGAACAGCGGATTTATGACAAAATCTCCGACATCACCATTTCCATGAAATCTACTGACCTTCTGAAAATGCCGGAGCTGGTCAGCAGCGAATACACCGTCCGGCTTTCCGACGAGGAGCGGAAACGGTACGACGGTTTGAAGCAAGACCTCATCCTGCAGCTGCCGGACGGAGACATCACCGCTGCCAACGCCGCCGCGCTCACCGGCAAGCTCTGCCAGATGGCGAACGGCGCCATCTACACCGACGACGGCGGCACCGTGAACCTTCATGACCGCAAGCTGGACGCGCTGGAGGATATCATCGAAGCCGCCGGAGGAAAACCGCTGCTGGTTGCTTACTGGTTCAAGCACGATCTTGCCCGCATTACCGAGCGGCTACAAAAGCTTCACATCCCATTCTCCAAGCTGGACAGCGCCGACAGTATCCGCAGGTGGAACAACAGCGAGCTTCCCGTGGCGCTCATTCATCCCGCCTCCGCCGGTCACGGGCTCAACCTTCAGAGCGGTGGGTCCTGCATTGTCTGGTTTGGGCTGACATGGTCGCTGGAGCTTTACCAGCAGACCAACGCCCGCCTCTGGCGGCAGGGGCAAAACGCCGAAACGGTAGTGGTGCAGCACATCGTTGCCAAAGGTACGATCGACGAGCGGATTCTGAAGGCGCTATCCAAGAAAGACAGCACCCAAGCGGCGCTGATCGATGCCGTAAAAGCGGACTTGAAAATCTGAGACAATCTATGACAATCCGTGCCAATCCGAGAGCAATACAAAATATCGGAGGGTACAGATGATGAATCCATACGAAGAACTGGCAAACGCCATTGTGCTGCAGGCCGTCAAAGATTACCGGCTGCACGACGACGAGCAGGAGCTTGCCAGCATCGAGCGCTTCTTCCGTTCCGGCTGGTTTGGCACGCTGACCAGCATCAACCCGGAAATGCTGATTTCCAAGCTGAGAAAGGAGAAGGTGCGCTATGACCGCTAAAGCCTATCTTTCTCAGGCGCGTTATCTGGATATGCGCATCAAATCAAAGCTCCAGCAGATCGATTCACTGAACGAGCTGGCAACAACCTGTACGTCAGTGCTGACGGGCATGCCCCGCAATCCCAGCGCCTCTGTCTCCCGTATGGCGGACGCGGTCTGTAAGATTGTTGATCTGCAAGCGGACATCAACCACGACATTGACATGCTGGTCGACCTCAAGAAAGAAATCATGGGCGTCATTAAGGCAGTCACAAACCCAGAGCACCAGACGCTTCTGGAGAAGCGCTACCTCTGCTTTCTCTCTTGGGAGAAGATTGCGGTGGACATGGGCTACGACCTGCGTTACATTCATAAGCTCCACACGCGGGCGTTGGAGGACTGCAAAATCCCTGCCCTTCCCAAAGTGGACACAAAAAGACACTGAAAGACACCTGCCGCTTATGATAGTATTATAATCAGGAAAACAGAATCAAGAGAGCCTTGTGGGAGCAATCCCGCAGGGCTATTCTTTTACCCGCAAGGAAGTGAATCACATGCCTTACAAACCAAAACGTCCCTGCGCCTATCCCGGCTGCGGTCGGCTCGCCACAAGCGGGCAATACTGTACGGAGCATCAGCGACAGGCGGACTATCATTACAATCATTTTCAGCGTGAGCCGGAGACGAACAAACGCTACGGCCGCGCGTGGAAGCGGATCCGTGACCGTTTCATCAAAGCGCACCCGCTCTGCGAGGCATGCAAGAAGTCCGGTCGGCTGACACCAGCCGAGGAGGTTCATCACATTCTTCCGCTTAGTCAGGGCGGCACCAACGATGTGCATAACCTGATGGCACTCTGCAAGGCGTGTCATTCGCGCATTACGCTGGAAGCAAACAAAAATAACCGCGAGGCGTAAGCCGGTGGGGGTATCAAAATCTCTAAACCTGCTTCAAGCGGACAGCGGCGCGGGGCTTTCTGTTAAAAAACGCGGTTTCAAACGGGGGAATAGGCATAGCCGCAAGAGCGAGGTGATATTTTTGGCGAAGGACGGAACCAACAGAGGCGGCGCTCGTGTCGGCGCGGGCGCAAAAAAGAAGCCGTTAGCCGACAAAATCGCTGCCGGCAATCCCGGCGGAAGAACACTGACGGTCATGGAGTTTTCCGGCGCTGCCGACCTTCAGGGGCAGGCGATGCCGGAGCCGAACAAAATGCTCGAAGCGGTTCAAAAGGACGGCAAGACGCTGGTAGCCGGTGAGATTTACAAAAACACATGGACATGGCTGAACGAACGCGGCTGCGCGGCGCTGGTCTCTCCGCAGCTTTTGGAGCGCTACGCCATGAGCGTTGCCCGCTGGATTCAGTGTGAGGAAGCGGTCACCACCTACGGCTTTCTGGCAAAGCATCCGACGACGGGCAACGCGATTCAAAGCCCGTATGTGGCGATGGGTCAGAATTACATGAATCAGACCAACCGGCTGTGGTACGAGATTTT